GGCTTACGATATGTCAACAGCTCTGACACAGCTGACTGGTGATGTAGCATCATTTTATAATATCAGTCAGGACTTGGCTTACATCAAGCTGAAATCCGTATTTACTGGAGAGACTGAGACACTGAAAGACCTCGGCGTAGTAATAACCCAGTCAGCACTTGATCAATATGCACTTGCAAATGGATACGGCAAGACCACATCTGCAATGACAGAGCAAGAGAAAGTAGCTCTCAGGCTTAAATTCGTGCAGGATAAGTTGTCTGCGGCATCTGGAGACTTTATCCGTACATCTGATTCATGGGCCAACCAGGTGCGGGTTATGCAGTTACAGATGCAATCTCTAAAAGCAACAATCGGACAGGGATTAATTAATATATTCACTCCGGTTATTAAAGCTATTAACATCTTGCTTGGAAAACTGGCAACATTGGCAAATGCTTTTAAATCTTTTACAGAGCTGATTACTGGAAAAAAATCATCTGGAGCAACTGGTGTAACTAGTGCCGGAATTGCTGGAGCTAACATTGCGGAAACCGCCGATGGATACGCAGACGCAGCGGATAATGCTGAAAAACTTGCTGATGCTACCAAAGATACTGCAAAAGAAACAAAAAAGGCTAAGAAGGAATCAAAAGATTATCTTTCTACTCTTGATGAAATCCATAAGGTTTCTCCAGATGATGAAAGCACTTCCTCTTCTCCATCTGGCGGTACCGCATCAGGAGCAGGATTACAAAGCATTGGAGGTGTAGATTATGGAAATTTAGCAGATGGAGAAAATGCATTGGATAAAATCAGTGAATCTGCTAAAAAACTTGCCGACCTTCTCAAAAAGCTTTGGAAACCATTTAGAGATGCATGGAAGAAAGAGGGTAAGAAAACCATTGATTCCGCAAAGTTTGCTTTTTCTAGTCTCGGAACACTTGTTAAGAGTGTAGGAAAAAGCATTGTTGAGGTTTGGACGAATGGCACAGGCACAAAGATGCTTGAAACCATGCTGCGCATTGCCCAGAATGTGTTGAAAACAATAGGGGATATTGCATCAGGATTCGCAGATGCCTGGAGCAAGAATAATGTTGGAACACAAATCATCCAAAACATTGCGAACGCACTTCTGACAGTGATGCAGTTTGTCGAAAGGATTGCAGCGGATACAGCAACATGGGCGGCGAATCTTGACTTTTATCCGTTGCTGGAATCTATCAGCAATCTTACAACTGCACTTGCACCAATTATAGAATCCATTGGAAATGTACTGGAATGGATTTATAGGAACATCGTTCTTCCAATGCTTAAATGGGTAATCGAAATAGGCATTCCAACAATAATTAACATGGTTTCTACTATGGTAAATTTCTTTGCGGAAAATCAGCCTATAATAGAAGCTTTTGGTGCAATTCTTGTTGGAGCGTTTGCGGCAACAAGAATATCATTGTTGATTAAAGTAATAACTACAAGTATATCGGGACTTATAGGATTTATAACAGGAGCGGGCGGATTAATTCCGGCATTGAAATCCATTGTTCTTATGCTTGGAGGACCGGTGACACTTGCAATTGCTGCTGTTATAGCTGCTGGAATATTACTGTGGAAAAACTGGGACACCGTAAAAAAAGCTGCAAGAAAATTAGCTGATTATGTTGTTGATAAAACAAAAGCTATGGCAGAGGGTGCAGTTGCAAAATTCAAGGATTTGAAGGAAAAAGGAATTAGATTCCTTGGAATTCTTAGGGATGAAGCAAAAAAAATATGGAACAAGATATTAACTACGACAGGAGAATTTGCTGGAAAAATAAGAGATGGTGCTGTACTAGCATACACAGGATTGAAAGAAAAAGCTATTTCTGTTCTTGAAAATGCTAGAAATAAAATGTACGGAATCTGGCAGAGTATAAAAAATACCGCACAAGAAGCTTGGGAAAACTTATCTTCTTTTGTGCCAAACAAAGTTGAAGAAATCAGGACGGCTATCGTAGATAAATTTGTAGATGCGAAAAATACGGTCGTAGACGCATTTTATGGAATTCGAGATACAATTCGAGAAGTTTTGAACAAAGTTATAGGACTTGCGAATGGTGCCATAAGAACTGTAAATGGTGCAATAGGTGGAATTGAATCAGCGTTTACATTCGGACCGTGGGAAGTTCCTACTCCTTTTGGAAAGAAGAAAATTGGATTTAGGGCAACCTTTCCTCGTGTGTCCACAATTCCATATCTTGCAAAAGGTGCCGTTATTCCACCTAGATCTGAATTTTTGGCTATGCTTGGAGATCAGAAGCAGGGAAATAACCTTGAGGCTCCTGAAGGACTTATCCGGGAGATTATTAATGATGCACTTGCAAGAAATTCAAGAGGTGGAGACACAAGGCTAACTGTAATCCTAGATCGTAGAGTATTATTTGATGAATTTATTAAAGAAGCAAAACAGCGAAGAGATACAAGTGGAAGAAACCCACTTGAATTAATATAAGGAGTATTGCTATGGCTGAAAAAGAAAAAATAAAAATGAATAACATAATCATCTGGCAGCCAGAAAAAGATATGGCATATTCCTTTGAAACGCAGTATTCATCTGGAAGTAAGCGCACACAATATGGAGCCGGAAAGTTTATTCCGCTTTTTACGGTTGAGCAATATGGATACACTGGAAAAAATATTCCAATTAACGAAGCAACCAAAATTATTAGGATCATAGCAAAAGGACATAATTTTACACTACATCATTTTTCAATTTATCATGGTGAATGGAGAAATGATCCATTTTACGTAGCAAAATCACAAGATATAAAAATCGGAGAATTATCCGATGATAGAAAATATCTTTCAGAATTATCATTTAACATGACGGGGGTGAATCCACTTGATTAATGTTTCAAAGGCATTCAAAGATGCACTTGCAGAGGGCGAAAAACTATATGAAGTAGTGGATATCACCTTTGCGGATGGAAGAAAAAAGACCTTGGACAGTGAAATCCTGGTAGGTGGAGGAACCTTCACGGACTGCGCAGAAAGCAGCAGCTTTCCGATTGGAACCACAATATGTAAGTCAATGACACTGAGCCTGGATAACACAGAGGACCAGTGGAAGGATTACTACTTTTACAAAGCAAAATTAACCGCCTACCTCAAAATGCAAGTAACTGATAGTGTTGTGGAAACCATAAAAAAGGGAACATACACCATTACAACTCCGGAACAGTACGGTGAAGTCCTTGAATTCACCGCACTGGATGATATGTACAAAGCCAATGCATCTTATACAAGCAACCTGGTGCTTCCACAGCCGGCTTTTACATTGCTTAGGGATGCCTGCGCAACTATTGGAATCTCTATGGGATTTTCATCTATGGAACATGGGAACGTGGTGATCAACAGCATTCCGGATGGAATTACTTTCCGGCAGCTGATCGGCTGGATAGCTATGTTGGATTCGGCTAATGCGAGGTTGGATGTAAATGGTAATTTACAGTTGATCAAATGGGATTTCGATTCAGTATCAGTAGATTACGGAGCCACAGTCGGGGCTGATGGATATCTTGTATTTGGAGGCGGATCAAGCGCAGATTCCAACGGATTCATCTCTCCAAATGCTGGAAATTGGTACTTAGATAGCGAGGGCTTCCTGACACTCCGAGAAGGAGTTGGAAACCCTCCAAGATTAAGGGATTATGTATCATTCCCTACACTTTCCAGTGATGATATCGTAATCACCGGAATCAAGGTGAAAAATACGGAATCAGATGCCATGTACGGAAAAGATGGGTACGTCCTGGAATTGGAGAATGATTTGCTTAGTGATGCCGATCTTGGAACTGTAGCCGGATGGATTGGGGACAACCTGATTGGAAAGGCATTCAGGAGCTTGGAAGGAGATCTTGCATATAATCCGATATCAGAATTTGGGGATATGGCTTTCACCTATGATCGAAGGGAGAATAAATATATTACTCCGATCACAGACATAACAAGCAGCCTTAATTCCACTACAACTGTAAAAACCCAGGCAGAGGATCCCATCCGGGGAGAAAGTAAGTTCCTTTCCAACACAGAAAAAACGATTCAAATTGCGAAGAATCTTGTTAATATAGAAAAAAATGAACGGCAGCAGGCGGTAAAAAAGCTGGAGACAGCATTACAGAACTCATCAGGCCTGTACGAATCAAATGTAGAGCTTGAAGATGGAAGCATCATCACATATCTGCACGATAAGCCGACTTTGAAAGAATCAAGAACGGTAATAAAGATCACAGCAAGTGGAATAGGAGTATCCAATGATGGGGGAGAAACTTATCCATATGGATTTATTTTTGATGGGACCACGATAACCAGGCTTTTATATGCAGAAGGTATCAATGCTTATTATGTAAACTCAGGAGCATTCACAGTAATTGATGCAGATGGAAAGATAATCTTCCAGGCAGATATGGACACCAAAAAAGTATATATGGACGGATCCGTTCAAATAGGTGGCGGAAAAACAATTAAAGATATTCAGGATGCTGCAGAAAATGCCATGCAGGCAGCAGCTTTGGCCAAGAATATGACTCTTCAGCTGAGCAACGAATATCAGGGAATTACAGTTGATTCAAACGGAAATTACGGAACCTTCCCAACCGGTGTAACCACAAAGGCAGCAGTAATGTACGGAACCAAGGATATAACCTCAGAATGTACTTACACCATTTCAACATCAAACAGTATAACCGGATCCTGGAACTCATCAACCAAAACCTACACCGTAACAGATTTAACAGCCGACTCCGGATGGGTGGATGTAAAAGCCACATACATAAGCACATTATCTGTTACTAAAAGATTCTCGGTTTCCAAGATTTATGCAGGAAAAAAGGGAGAGCAGGGAGAAGCTGGACGAACGTACTTCATAGAGCTTTCTGCCAACATATTGAAACGTGGGCAGAATAAGATTGTATCCCCTACAACAGTAGAGGGCCGTGCATATTACAGAGACGGATCCAGCGCAGAGAGAACTGCATATGCCGGACGATGGAAGATTGAAACATCAACTAACGGAACTGATTTCAAATCCCTCAGTTACTCTACTGAAGATGAAACAAAAAGGAGTTGCCTGGTAAGCCTACTGGGAGAAAGCATCATTTCGGTACGCTTCACCTTATATGCAGCCGGCGGCACCACTACCCCATTAGATACCCAAACCATCCCGATCCTGATTGATGTAGCCGCCCTCACACATGAGCAGATCTTCAATCTTCTCACAGATGATGGAGCAATTAAAGGAATCTACAAAGAAGGAAATCAGTTATATATATCATTCACATACGCAAAAGGTGGCACGCTGAAGCTTGGAGGCCCGAATAATGGATATGGAATCTTTGAAGTGTACGATGCCAGCGGAAATCTTATTACACAAATTAATAACTCTGTTGGATTCAAAAATATAAAAGGAGAAGAATGGTTTCAAATAAAGGAGTCCGTAGCAACTGCAGGATATGGAGAAGAAACAGATGGATTGCTTGATCTATCGGCACAGTATGAAGATGGAAGAAATGTGGTTTTGGAAGCCATAACAGGGGACTTGGTGCTGAAAATGAAAAATTCTTTTCGACTTGTTGGAATGAAGGCACTTACGGGTGGAAACACGGTGATGTTCAACCCGTATAGTACATTTACGGGATATGCTTCATCTTCATCAAGCCGATATAAGGTTGTTGGAAATCCAGTTGAAGAAAAGGATATAGAAGATCTATATGATATTAAGGTAGTCTGGGCAAAATATAAAGACGAATATCTATCAGAAAAAGATGAGCGTTACGGAAAAGAAATGCCAATGTTCTTGGCCGAAGATATCGATAACAAGTTTTCAATCGCAGCGGACCATGACGATCAAGGCCGCGCCGAAAACTGGAACTACCGAATCATGATTCCATGCATGTTTTCCATGATCAAAAACGATCATAAAAAAATATCATCCATCCAGGCCGAGCTGAAGAATCTGAAATCTGAACTGCAAGATCTGAAGAAACTAATATTGAAAGGAGAATAAAAAATGACTGATACATTTAAAGGAATTGTGACTGCAGACGGAAAAAAAAGACAGCTGCCATATGGAAGTATCTTAGACATACCAACATCAGATCCAAGCTTAACCGTTGAAGGTGGCTTCGCTGATGCCGCCGTAGTTGGCAAAAAAAACAAAAAAACGGATGAAGCAATTGCTTCGCTAAAGGAAGATTTAGTAGTAGAAATTAAATCGAAAAACCTTTTCAATGAAGCCAAATTGCTTCAAAATACTCGCGCAGGAACATTTGATCGTAATGTATCTGGATGTATATCATCCGATTGGATTAATGTTCAAAGTGGTGCTTCATACACAATTAGCAACCCGTCTACTTCGCCGAGTGCTTTCTCTATTGGTTTTGCTGATGATAATGGAAATACGCGTGCATATGATAAAAACCCACAAGTAGGAGGTGCTGTAAACAATGCGACAGTTGTGATTCCTGATGGATTCAGCAAAATCAGATTTGGAGCATTCTCAAAGGATAACGCAAAAAAAATTATTGGCTGCCAGTTGGAAGAAGGAACATTTGCAACTGATTATGTTCCGTTCGTGATAAAAAAACCGAATGATACATTTTTTAGTGAATACAAGTCGGCACATGATGCTATGTACAACGGAAATGGGTATGAAGTTGGAAATATACTTGCGATTAAGAGAATTGAAGATGGAAAGCCAGTAGAATTTGAATATGTAGAGGAAAAGGAATATCAATCTGCTGATAATTCTATGATTACTGAGCACGGTAAAAATCTGTACAACTATAAAAATGATACGTTCGGTAAATATGCAGATGAAACTGGCGGTCAAACATTGAAATTGAGGAGAAGTGAGTTCATACCAGTTGAACCTGATACCGATTATTTTATTACTGGTTCATTAAAAAAAAGTTTTAATATCATTTTTGCAGAGTTCAGTGGGAATACGGCGGATAGTTTAATACAGAGAGCAACCATATTGCTTCCTAACTTAGAAAGCAATATCAACGTAAACGTACGAGGCGTTAAAATTACGACTTATTCTACAACAAAATATATTAGATTTTCTACTACGGCAGTTGAAAATAACGATGCTCTTAAAGATTTAATGATTATAAAGGGTACTTACGGAATTGAGTACGAACCGTATTACGAGTTCGCAAAATATGACCCGTTACATCCGGCTAATCCCTGGCGTGGAAAGAGACTATGGGTAGATGGAGATAGCATTACACATGCCTATACATCCAATTTTTGGCAGTTTAATGTTGCAATGGCACTTGATATGATACTTGATACATCTGTTGTCGGACTTGGAAATGAGGGATATGCAGACGGATGGAAGGGAATCGGAGGGAGTACAATCAGTAATGAAGCTGGGAAAAATGATCCTGAGCATTCTATTGTTTTGCGGTATATGAATTATCCAGATAGTGGCATTGATCTCGTTATAATTGCAGCGGGAACAAACGATTGGGCGCATGGAAATACGCTTTTGGGAGATTTTGACAGCTTAGACAATACAACTTTTAACGGTGCATTAAATATTCTTCTACCAGCACTGAAAGAGAAATATCCAACTATACCTGTAGTAATGATGACACCGATTAAAAGAGGAATTTATAAGGCAGATAATACTCTCGGATTAAAATTAGAGGATTTTGTTGATGCTCTAATAGTAAAATGTAGACAATACAGTATTTACTGTTGTGATATGTATGCGAATTGTCCTATTGATCCCAATATAACGAGTATGCAAAATGTTCTTTTCACACGAACTTCTGCTGATGGTTCAAAAGATCTTGTACATCCAGGCACAGAGGGGCATAAGGTTATGGGAAGAACAGTTACGGGATTTATCCGTAGTATCAGTTAATTCGCTAAAGCAGACTTTAGCGAAGCAATTAATCTTCTGATTGACTATTGGACACCAATAGCATATAATAATCTCACAAGCATTATAGGGGGGTGAGATTAATAAAAGTAGAAAGGAACATCATGATAAACAAAGTCGGCGGAAACGCTGGAAAAGAATCTGTCAATTACAAAGTATCACTTCCAGCTGAAGCCGTCCGAATGATTGGAGTTACGAAAGAAGATCGAAAAGTAATTCTCGAATGTGACGAAGAAAAGATAACAATTAAGAAAGCATGAAAAAGGAGCTGGACTCCCAGTCTACCAAACAAAAAGTCCAACTCCAAGCACCACAAAGGGTACGGTTATATTATAACATAGTACCTTCCCTTTGTGAACCCAAAAGGAGGGTATTTTTATGGATAAGGATCAATTTGTAAATCAATTTATCACCAATCTATACGAAAAGATACCAGAAGAAACTCTTAAGATAGTTAAAAATGAACTTTTCTTATACATAGAAGACTATGATTTGAGCCAAAGGGAAACAGCAGTTGGACAGTACACCGGATATCTTCCGGGATGTTACAAAATATATTTTGTGAGCAGAAAAATAGAAGGATTAAGTGAAAAAACATTGGAACAATACAATCTTTATCTGGACGATTTCTTTTTTGCAGTAAACAAAGGATTTGAAGAAATCACAGCAAATGATATAAGAGTATATCTATATCAGGTACAAAAGCAGCGAAACATAAGTGATCGCACACTTGATAGTCGCAGGGCTGCTATTCATGCATTTTTTACCTGGGCAACTGATGAAGGATATATTGAGAAAAATCCATGTAGATCTATCAAAAAAATTAAATATCAGAGAAAAGAAAGAGAAGGACTTACTTCCATTGAACTGGAAAAAGTAAGAATAGCCTGTAAAACAATCCGGGAAAAAGCCCTTGTGGAGTTTCTATACAGCACAGGGGCGCGAGTAACAGAAGCATGTAATATAAAAATATCAGATGTAAGTTTTGAAAAAGGAGAAGTGACATTATTTGGGAAAGGCAGTAAATATAGAACTTCCTATTTGAGCGCAAAGTCTATCCTATATTTAAAAGAATATCTCAACACAAGAACTGATCAATCTGAATACTTGTTTGTTTCAGAGAGAAAACCACACAATGGACTAAAAAAGGAAGCTATTGAAAGAGTAATCAGGAACCTTGGAAAACGATCTGGAATAGGCAGAGATCTGTTCCCTCATCTCTTCCGCCACACAGTTGCCACAGATATGCTCCGAAAAGATACCCCAATAACAGATGTACAGAGAATGCTAGGCCACGCAAATGTAAACACAACAATGGTGTACGCAAAAACCTGTGATGAGGACGTTAAAAGAAATCATCGTAAGTCTGTGGCTTAAAGTGGGGGATGTAATTTATTTAAAGAGAAGATATCATAGACTTAACAAATATGAAAGGAATGATATAATGAGCAAATTACAGGAATTTCTTAACCTCGGTGATCAGTATGCTGCAGATGGCGGATATCTGGAAAAGAAAAGTAATGCCTATCTGGATGATTTTAAAAAGAATGCAGGATACAATAATTACACCAAATTTGCACGTGATGTAAATTCATGGGGGCAACCAGGATGCCAGGGGCAGCCGTGGTGTGCGGAGTACCAGTTTTGGAAATTGGTTAATGTTTTAGGAATCACAAAAGCCTTACAGATTATGGGCGGAGGTTTTTACAATTGTGTATCAATCACTAATTGGGCTAAGAAAAAAGGTACTTGGCACAATACTCCAAAGGTAGGTGCGCTTGTAATCTTCCGAAATGGCTCCCATGTGGCTGATATTCAGAGTTTTGATAGCTCGAGAATCTATACAAACGAAGGAAATACTTCTAGTGCAGCTGGAGTAGTAGCAAATGGCGGTGCAGTCCGAAATAAGTCCTATTTAATCAGTGATTCTTCCATTGATGGATATGTTTGGATTGATTGGGAAACCTATGAAGATATCACTTCTTGGAAAAAGACAGGAACCAGAGTAGCAACAGTAAATGACTTGTACGTCCGTGAAGCACCGAATGGTTACGTTATGGGTTCAATCAATAAAGGAACTGTTGTTGAAACTGACGGAAAAACAAACGGCAAGTGGACACACGTTAAGGTTGATGGAATCGGTATTGGCTGGATCTGGACTGGATATCTGGCGGAAAAGGCAAATTCCGAATCTTCCACTATCACAGACAAGCAGGATAGGAGCCAGGTTCTCTTTAAAGGAAATGTTGCTGCAACTGTTCTGAATGTTCGTACCTGGGCTGGAACCGAGTATCCAAACATTAAAAAATACCCGAAGCTTAACCAGGGAAATGAAGTAGAGATAATGAATTACACACAGAAAGCAAAGGACGGCACAAGCTGGTTTTATATCCGCATTGCTGGGAAATATTATGGATTCGTGTCAGCTAAATACATCCAGAAAAAGTAAAAATAAACCTCCCGGGGAATACCTGGGAGGTCTTTTTACATGAAGAAATATTGTATTATCTTTTATTTTATACCATTTTAAATTAATTTAATTAGTCACATATTAGTCACAATATATAATCTTACAAACTTGCAAAAACCTTATAAATTCAGTATAATAGCTACATGGACGAAAAAATCAGAATCAACAAATATTTAAGCAATATCAAATTTGTAAAACAGTTAATAAATCTTGTTCTTTCAGTATTTATGCGGGGTTCGAGATATTTCTTATTCCATTTTATTGTGACTAATTGCATATTATAATATTCTGATTAGTCACAATTAGTCACAAACGGAACTTTTATTTTCTCAATCTCTGCGCAGAGTTCTTTCAATGTCCGGTGACCGTAAACAGAGTTTGTAACATCGCCGCCGAATGAATGCCCAAGCATTCTCTTACGGTCATTTTCCATGACTCCATATTTTTCGCACAACATTGAAAACGTGTGCCTGCAATCATGCGGTGTATGCCTTGGATTCCCGATTATTCCTAACTTTTCTAAAGTCGGGCAAAAATAGCTTGTTCTATAATGATTTGTGGTGTAAGGGATTAAACATTCGTAACGGTCAACTCTCTTCTTTACAAATTCATAAATGCATGAATGGATTGGAACAATTCTATTTTTTCCAGAATTTGTTTTTGATCCACCTCGAAAATATTTTTCTTTTAGATTTATTTCTAAATTTACCAATTCATTAATGCGCCAGCCACTATAACACATTATCAAAATCATCTGAACTTCTGGATCCGAAGAATGTTCCCAGAGTGTTTTAAGATTCTCTTCAGTAAAAGGGACTCCATGCTGATCGTCCTCACTTGCGGTAATTCGCAAATACTGGGATTTGTTGTCAGATACGATTTCCGCAAAAATGGCGTACTTGTACATCTGCTTGAATAAATTCAGGATTAATTCAATGCTTGCGTGTTTAAGAGGACAGTTGTCAAGAATTTCCTGCATTTCAGTGGCTTTCAAATCTTCAAAAATTCGTTCATGAATTTTTTTGCAATTTTTAAAGGCAGCAGCGTAATTTTGTTTTGAAGATTTTGAAAGCTTTCCGTTTGAAAACTTCCAGTCCCAGAATTGTTCGTACACCTCTGTAAACGTCAATTTCTTGATTTCCGGGTGTTTATCCTCTACACCCTTAATTGTATTGTAGTCTGCCAATATGCGGCTTAAAAGGGCATCTGCGTCCGTTGTGGGGGCAATCTCCAATTCTCGCTCCATTCCAGGTTGATACGTTCCGGCTTTGTAAGCTGTGAGGACTGCAAAGCCCTTTACATAGTCGTCCACGTAACAAATCGCAGGTGGACGGACAGTTTTGCCAAGCTCATTGACCTTCGCTGGTGGATGTACGGCATAGCAGTTCCTTCTGCCGGCTCCTAAATATCTGATCGTGCCGAAACCTGCTGGTAGATTTGGGTATTTCTTTCTTTTCTTCTTCGCCATTTTATTCCTTCTTTCTTTTTGGTGAGAGTGTAGGTATAAAATAACAGTCGAACAAACTTTCCGGCTTGTACGACTGTCCCGAAGATGATACAATATTCTTCGCCAAAAGATGATATCTCTTCGGAGGTATTCGCCGTCTCTGTGTTGGTAGCACAGGGGCGGTTTTTATTATGCGTTTTTATTTTTTACGAGTGCAATGACTGCCAAAACAACATTGATAAGGCACCAAGTTGCCCAAATATTTAAATCGGAAAAACTGCCGGCTAAAGTGTAACCGAATAGTGTTGCTATTCCAAACAATACTATTAATGCAATGTTTCCACCTTTTCCGCCGTTCCTAGTTGCGATAGAAACAATTCCTCCAGATAAAAGCATGATCGCCACAATGATTCCAGCGGATCCGCTTGCTTCTCCTGATTCACTTAATGTATTTCCAATTCCTACTGCACATGATTGAAAGGAAACCATAAAAAACAAAATAATAGATAAAATACCGGATACCAGTTTCCAAGTTTTCATATTATCATTACCTTTCCAAATTAAACTTCAATTTCAAAAACAGCTGACTGCTTTTCGCTATTTCCATCATAAGTGGAAAAATTAATTTTAAAATTTCCAGGATTATCAACACCTATGCACGCCTGGGCCTGACAAGATGCTCCTACAGGTGTTTCTTGTGGATACATCGAAACATCGCCAGGATAAGAATATCCCATTTTTCCAGTACTATCAACAATTCCATCTTCCAGATTTATATATAACCCATCCAAATAGTCATCTTCATATCCTATATTTTCATAGGTATATGTAACTATGTACACTGCGCCTGGAGTTTTATCACTATATTCGTTACGATCATCAGTAGATGCTACTGAATTAACAGTGATTTTCCATTGTCCCTCAACAATATAAGTTTCTCCAATTTTGTAAGTTTCCTGAGAGGTTGATGTTGTGGATGCCAACGCTTCATTCAATTGTTTCTGAAGCTCATCAATAGTGTTCTGCAGTTCAACAACTTGGTTCTCAAGATCTGCGATTTTATCATCTTTTTCATCAGCATAGACGGATACAGAAGATGATACCGCAAACGCGACTGATAATAATACCGCAAAAATTTTCTTTTTCATATTCATTTCTCCTTAAAGTTTCACTTCAAATATTCTTCCACATTTTCTGCAGCGGAATTTTTGCTTTCCCTTTGGTTTTGTATTTACCAGCGTAAAAGGGTGCAGAGGATTGAGATCAATTGTAGTTTTTTGGTTTCCACTCAAATACTCCACATCCGTACTACCGCAAAGAAACCTTGGACATTTAATTTTCTTTGCCATTTAAATCCCTCCTTACATAGTTTATTTTATCTGATTGTACCACAGAGCAAAACAAAATAAAACATAATATTTCTAAATAAGATATAATAAGCGTGTCGAATTTTCTCGATTTTCGTCTAATATCGTATTAATGTAAGAAAATTTGTGCAAGATTGCGATATTGTATAATTGTTATATTGAGAGTATAATATAAACTACTTTGGGAGGAATTTTATGAAAGGAATAAAAAAGCTGGTTATATTTTTTCTGTTTGGAATAATGCTTCTTACATTTATTGTAAGTGCGCCACTGTGCGATAGCATTGATCCGACAGATTACGAAGTGATTATTAAGGCAAGTGCCAACAATCAATATGTGATACATAATTATACACAGGAGACCATATCTGAAGAAGAAAAGCAGCCATTTGTTGTGAATAAAAGCAACAATATTTCTGCGGAATGTACACGCCATTTCTTTTTCAATCGTTCAAGGCAAAGGGAGGGAGCACTGTTTAAGCAGAGGGCGAGAAGTATGATCCAGTCCGTTCTATATCGCTGAGAAGAGGGTATAATGCAATAAGAGAGAACGAATGTTCTTATTGTGCGATATTGGGAGGGACGGATATATGGATTATAAGAAAGAGATTATTGAGATGGTTGAAAAATGCACGAATAATCATTGGATAGAAGTGATTTATATATTTGTGAAAAGGCTAATCGGATAACATTAAAAAAGACAAGGGTTTGCGCATTGCCCTTGTCTTTCTTTTTACTTATTAGAAATCATGTCAATAAGTTTTTCTAAATTGTCCCATCCCTCATCATCCAATCTGGCTAATGCAGACACGAGACGGTGTCGGAAAGAATCTTCTCCAGATTTCATTACGTCTGCAAGCATGGCAGAAATTTGTTTGTCTTTAATTCCGGGTACAAACATATCTCCGTTTCCAGTTCTGAGCCATTCTTCGTTTACTCCATTATTTGCCAACATTATTACATGCTGGTCTGTTACTTTTCTGCGACCTGATTCAATATCAGAAACACCAGACTTTGTAATTCCAAGAAGTTCTCCGAATTTCTCTTGACTAAGATTCATTGCTTTGCGCAGTTCCTTTATTCTGTCGTTCATAATGCCCTCCTTTCATTTAATACTATACCACCTCTGTGCGGAAATGTAAAGAAGAAAAGTTCGCAAACCGAACAAAAAACTGTTGACAAGGTTCTTTATGCGTGATACTATATACGCATACCGAACAAGGAAGGAGTGAAAACAACGAGCCAAATAAAAAAGTTTTTCCACTGGTATTTTTTTGAGCCAAGGAAAACATTACTGGAATGGTTTATGGGAAAATACCCAAACTTTCCATTACATGTATCAATAGTGTCTTTACTGTTGATAATACTTCGTCCAGAAGTGGAATCTTGTATACGTCATATCCAGCAAATAGGGCAACGATTGATACTACTGTTGGGATTATAAATCTAATTCGTTCTTTACGCTTGATACGAAAATACATTTTGCAATTTCGGTTCACGGCATAAACTCCGTGTTCTCGATCAAGCAGACCTAGGCGGTTTAAATAGTCCAATGTCTGGTATTTAAAGAAACGATTAGATTTGATAATCGGCAATAAGTGGAGAGTTATTCGCTCACTAAGGGATAACTCAATGTTTGAAAAGTCAATATTTTTCATTTTAGTCTCCTCTCACAGGAGAGTATATCACAAGAAAGGAGTGAGTGCATTGTCAGAGAAAGAAAAAAGAATCGTTGAAAAGCTGAAAGATGCAATTCCCAATATGTCAGAGTTTGACAAAGGTTACATTCTTGGAAAGACGGAAAGCTTTTCCGAAAAGAAAGATGATTCTGATAAGGCACAGAAAGAAAGTTCATAAGTTTCTTGAACCAAGGTTACCAGAATAGAAAGGAGCAAATTTTATGAGCAAAAAGAAGAAAAAGAAAAAGGCTTCTAAGATGGTGCGAACATCAAAGAAGCATATTTCCTTAACATGTTTGATTAATAAGAAACCTATTTGCCAGATGGATATTTTTCGTTGAATGCTTCTAATGCGGATTCATAAGCATTTATGTATTCTTCGAAATAATCGACGGTTACATGAGTTTTGCCAGCATCAACTTGAGATTGACGTTTTAAATGGCAAACATCAGTGCAAACTGCAATGGCTAAATCATGTGCGCGTTTTTCATTATCCGTCATTATTACACCTCCTTTCCAAAGGAGATTATATCATAGAATGGAGAAAAATTATATGAATGATACATATAATGTTTTTTATTCTATTTTGGAAGAGCTCCAAGCTATTCACAATATCATGGAGCAGCCAAAAAAACGAGTTTCTAAAAAAGATAAGAAAAGCATCGAAAAACGCATTATTGATAGACCTCTTCTCGAACCTCAAAATTCTATGATGATGAAAAGATGTCATATACAACTGTAATGCCTTATGTGTATTACTATTCGGATTCTTATGAAATAGATATTCGTGATTACAATGAGGAAGAAAAAGAATATGTCACAGCTACTTATTATGTAACTGAGGAAGTATATAACCAATGCGAGATTGGAAGTATTTTCAAATATGAAAAAGGTCGGGATTTTAATGAGATTCCGCATACTCGTGAAGAAGCAGATTCTGATCAGAAGAATGAAAATAGATGATCAGAAAGGAGCGAACATGGACGCAAAACCAATTATTTCAATTGAAAATTCCGGTAACATGACAAGAGTAAAATTCTTGGGAATCGATATTAGCAAGGCATTAACAGATGTTTCATACAGGACTGCGAAATTAAATAATTCGATCATCCTCGATATTAATATTGTCAGTTTAATTGATGTTCTGTGCGAGATCACGCCGGAAGATTTGGAAAAGGCACAGGAAATCCTTGCACCATACAAGGAATCCCGTGCACATCTCAAAGAAATCATTTCATAGAAATTTCGCGAAGAAATTCGTCGGTTAAGGAAACGGTTTCAAGGATATCGGAACTGATGGAAATATATCCTTTAGCTGCAAGTTCTCTAATAGCTATATTCTCGATGGCAGAGAATTGCGTGCTATCAAATGAATTTTGACCTGTTTCTTTATAGTGAGAAATGATTCTCTTTAAAAGATCTTCCTGAATAATATCCATAATATTCTCCTTTCTCAATACTCGGCATGTCGGTGCCTGTAAATACATTATAGGTAGAAGAGAAAGGAAATACAATAGGCGGGAGGGAACTGTATGTTCGAATGTATGGAAAGTAAAAACATTTTAGGACAAATGACAGTTCGAATAAATACAACAACAGAAGACTGGAACAGATTACTTGAAACTGGCCTTTGGGACAAAGTTGTAGATGTACTTAACAATACATCGGAAGAAGGAGAAAAACAGACGGAAGTAAATAAAAAGCCGTAAAAGGAGGAAACAGCATGGAAGTTGAAACCTATGTAGAAAAAACTGCACAGATTCATGATTTTGCGCTTGAAGTGGCGCGGATCTTGGCAGATACAGTAGTTCCGGAATTTTCAAGCGAGCCGATCAATGTCGAGGACGCTGCTAAACTGATCGGAATGAAGCCGGCTCAGGTCCGTGCCGGAATCCAGTACGGATGGTTGCCAATCGGTATTGCTACAAACAATGGGAAAATAATCAAGGGTAAATCTAACCTGAGATTAAACTTTACAATCTTTCCAAGGAAGATCTGGGAAATTACTGGACATATATGGAAAGGAAAGGAAGCATTAGAAAAGTGAAGTGCCCCGGGCGGAGGTGGATCTCCAACCCAGAGCAATGAACCCACTAACCATCACTTAGTGGATACGGTTATATTATAATCCTCTGTCCGCTAAATATCAATATTAAGAGAGGAAAAAATATAACAAAATGAAAGAAAATATGACAAAACAGAATAATGAAAAGATTACATGGGAAGATATCGAGGTTTCCTTGGCATCTGAAATTGTAAGAAAAGCGAAAAGAGAGACAAAAAAGTGGTTCAGTGCATGGCTTTTGACTGCCGCGCTGTTAATCATTACTAATATCTTTTGGTATATTGCTTACAATCTGTAATCTTTTTCTTTTTGGAGGGAAAAGAATGAAATCACCTAGACAGAAAAGAAAGGATATCGTAGTCAGTTCGATTATTGGGATTCTGTTTACTTTTCTACCCTGTTGGATATGGGGAGATGTTGCATCTCAGGTCCTGGGATGCGTAGTATTCGCACTGTTTACATATCTTATGTTACTTTGAAAGGAGAATGGAAATGTGGTGGGAGAAGATTAAAGAAATCATCGACCTTGGATCACGTGTTTATAATGAAACACCAGCATTTTTTTCTATCAGTGTTTGTACAGAATCTGGGATGTGTAATATTTATATCATGGATGAAGGATTTAAAAAGGATACTGCTTTTGATGGACATTACACCATTTTCTTTGATAGCCTGGCCCAGGAAGAATTTAACTGCAGACAGTTTGAAAAAGCTAAAACTCACATGCTTAGACTTCTTGAAGAAGAGGTGAATGCTAATGATGTATGAGACATCAATGCTCAGAATGCTACCTACGCTCACCCTGGCCCAGGTAATCAATGATCTTCTCCGGGAAATGCAGAGTCGAGGAGACAATATCCTTGATTATGAAAATGCGGACATGTACCTGGACAGAATCGAATATCACGCTGGAGACCGAAAGGAAGATGGAAAGATTGTTCCAGGAGAGGGCGACAGATCAGACAACCTGTATTGCTTTTTTAAGGCGGTGTAAACATGGAAGAGCGCATTAATGAAATTGTTAGATTAATCGATACGCAGCTTGCTATTGTGCCAGATAATCCGATAGAGGAATCATACAAGGCAAGAACATTGGCGAGCTACGTACAAGCCTTAAATGGGCTTTTAGCGGCTCAGAAATCGTATAAGGAGGAAAGTATTAGTGAGTGAATTTGAAATCCGTATTCCGGCGAGAAAGAAACAGCCTGCAACTGATAAAGATAACCCGGTCGTGAAAGTATCAACAGGCGCATACAATGCGCTGGTTGAAATCTATAACGAATCGACTTTATCAATGAAAGATATCGCAAGTTTGCTGATCGTTGAGGGCAGCAAGCATGTGGTTTATGACAAGGAGGAATAACAATGGCAACACCAGTATTGATTATTGGAAAATCTGGATCCGGAAAAAGTACTAGTCTTAGAAACTGTCAAAACAAAAACTGGAACCTTATCAGAGTATTAAACAAGCCACTC